ATCTGCACCAAGATTTCTTGGCCGTTGTCCATCACTCCTGTATAGACGCTGTAATCAACGATCTGCGGTTCAGTCATTGCCTGTCCTTTTGTCGGTACTCCGACCCTAGAACATAGATCAAGCTTTAGGTGGGATTTCCCCGAACACCTTTAAAAATGCGGCTTTAACAAAGATCACCGAATCGGCGGCCTGTGGCGTGATCTCAATATGGAACCAGTCGCCACCTGGTGCGCCGTGAATTGTTGGCTTGCTGTATTTCTTCCAAGCCTGTCTGTCACATCGCCATGCGCGACCATACGGTGCAGGAAAATAGTCGAGGACGCACTCCACGCCAAGCGTGTTTGCATTAGCCACCACAATGTCAATAAATTCCAACGCGCCTTTACGACTGGCGTTTTCATGTCGCTCTGATTTGCGATAAGACAAGTCAACAGCTCTGCCCGTGGCATGAACAGACAATGTTCCAGCGCTACCGCGCATGTCTCGCACACCCCAAGACCCGTTATTCCAAAGCGCGCCATTAGATAAAACGAGCGCTTGCTTTATCCATTCGTTCATGCCGGCACGGGGGCCAGCGGATGCGCCGTCGCTGTTGCCTGTGTATGGCCTTGCGTTGGGGTTAGTTTTGGCTGTTGCCACGACCGAACGCCAAATCTTTAGGGTTCACGTATCGAATAAGAACTGGCACTAGCGCGGCTAATGCGGCTTTGCCTAGGTCGGCTGGGTCGGTGTTGCCAGTTGAATAGACGGCGATAACGGCTGCGAGAATTGAGCGACCGTAGGACGCTAATAGGGCTTTGTCTTTAGTCTTCATCGTCTTTGCCTTTCGTTTTGTTTTTCAGTCCGTTGGATGCAAGTAAGCCTATTAGACCGCCAGAGAGTGTCATCAGCATTGGGTTGAGCACCGAAAATGCTTCTGCATCGTTTGGGGCTTGCTCGAGTGGCTGGGTAACGAACAGCAGGCCGTAAAGCAACGTAAAGATTGAGCCAACAAATGCGAGCGTTAGACCAATGCCCACGATAAGGATTAGGCGCGCTTTGATTTCATCGTTTGTGTATTTAGGCACAGCGTCCCGTCCGGATCTGTATGTCGCTTGTCATGGTTACTGCTTTAGATCCTGCGCGTTGGCAATTTACTCGCTCACGGTCAGCGCAACCAGAACATCCCCACAAAACGACTGCAATTAGCGCGCCGTAGCCAATGAGGTAACGCCAGCGCACTACTTTTTCTTAGTTGGTGCAGGTGGGTATGGGTTTGCGTCTTTGATTGCTTGAACTGCTGCTTCCCATGCTTCTTTGGTGTTTGTTCCTCGTTGCCATTCAAAGAAAAGTCCGTCTGATTGAGCTTCGTATTGTATGCGACGGGTAGTTTCTACGGCAGCAATTTGATTGTTGTAATCAACTTGAGGCCATGCAGCGTCTAGTTCGGCTTGCGATGGTTTAGGTGTTTCGTCTAACCATGTAAGACCGTCATAAGTTTCGCCGTCAAGCGACCATTGTGTGCCGGGATAATTGGCATTGAGTATTAGTGCGTAATCAATCATGCGCTTATCTCCATAACAGTAATGGAACTAAATCCGCCGTATGCCGTATCAAAACCTCGACGGTTTACAACTGCTGTACCGCTGTTTGCTTGCATTTGTACCTTGTACGTTGTTGCTGATGTTGTCGCTGGACTGTCGTTGAATGTCGTTCCAACCGTAAACATTGCGTTTGGGTAACTAGACGATGCCATGCCTGTTCCGTTATAACCAGAGCCACCTGTACCAACTGCAATTGCGGTTGCGCCGCGCACAACTCTGACTACTGCGTCACCAGTTGTTGCTGCGGTTTGTACGGACATAAAAACCAAAATTGTGCTACTTGTAGCCGATGGTGTAATCGTCACGCTTAGGTCGGTTACGTCAACATAGGTTGAACTGGTCGTACTGAACGTATTTGCTTTGGTTGCTTGCACAATTTGCAAAACACGAAACGCGCCACGCAGGTTGTTCATCTGTGCAGCGGTCAAAACATTGCCGGCAACGAAGGTTGCTGGAAGTGTGGTTGGTGTAGCCATAAGTGCTCCTTATCCTAAAACATTTTGGGTATCGAGTGTGCCATACACCGCGTCGTCAAGAATTAGCTCAAACACAATTGTGGTTGGCGCGGTGCTGTAAAGAACACTATGACCTGTGCTGAAATCCAGACGATGCTCAATGCCCTCAACTGATAGCTCTTGCGCCAACTGGGTAGTGCCGGCACCGCTAGGAAACGTCTTTTCTACGCTGATTGTGTCGCCAATGTCTAAGGTTGCCAGGGTGTCTTTTTGGGCTGTAGTCAGCATGAGATATTTTGTTGCCACGGATGTGTAACGGGCTTCGGGTTCTGGGTTTAGCAGGTATTCTGCTGCGGTCTGAATCTCGCCTGCGTCGTGTAACAGGCTGTTTGTGATGCTTGACGTTTGAATGAAATATGTGGCAATTGAAGTTGAGTCAGTTGCTGTGTAAGTGTCACCGTCTAAACCTGTGACAACCGATCTGTTAATTACGGAGTCAGCCTCAAACGAAATGCCCACGCCATCAAACTTGTAGCCCGTACCGTCATCCTTAAACTCTGCAACAGGCGCACTCAACGTGACGCCAATGCGATCTTGAAACGTAAACACGCCAGCCCTCGACATAAACACACGCCCAAACTCGGCAGTTTCATTAATCTGCGTTATGTATTGCAGCACGTTTGTTCCTGCCGGAATGTTGTATGCGCTGTCATGGCCAAGGTTTACGGTGCCTGTGGAGATGTCTCGAGAGCCTGCTGGGAAATCAACTTCTGGCAAATCAAGAATGGTTTCTATGCGTTCACCTGATGTTTCTGGCGTGACGTTTAGAGCGTTTAGATAGGTTTGCGCGAGCAGGTAAAACTGGTCAGCGCAATACACGGTAACCGTGTCTAAAGTTCCAAGCCCGAAATTGTAGTCAAAATTGACGACATACCCAGAAAAGATTGACTCTGGCACATCGGTTGAGCTGTATCGGATTAGTCGCACTTCGCGCAATGGGGCAAGCCCAGGTTTTGATTCGGCGGTGTCGTAATACGGGCTGTTTTCATCAAACGGGTTAAAAATGCCGTCCACGTCTTGAATGGTGAATGTCATTGTGCCAGCGCTGAACTGATCGCCCACGTCACGGCGACCGCGCCGCACATTGACGTTTGTTACCGAGTCCATCACATCGGCAAACTCGGTGGTGCCGTCCAGCACGTATTCGGTGTTATTAAGTACGCCTTTTACAGCATCGTCAAGAATAAACGAATCTTGCAAAAACCCTGTGGCGATCTGCAAGTCATAATTACCTGAATCAACAACAGCTGTGCCCGGCATTACGCCACCTGTAACTGCAACGGCCCAGCGGAACGGGAATAGGCGCGCAAAGCGTTAACGACCGATTCACCGATTTCGGCGCTGGTAGCAAGGCCGCCTGTGACGTTTATGGTCACTCCCCCGCCAGTATTCATGCGGTCTAATGGCACCACGGCTTCTGGGCCTGCTTCGCCGATTAACGCAAGAGTAGGGGAGCTGACAATTCCACCTTCGGCCATGCGCGGTAAGTTCATGCGACTTGCGGCTTGTGTAGCCGAATCTCCGCCAATCCTTGGCAGGTTGACGTGGGCAATGGTGTTGATGTCTGGCGCAATTGGAATGGCGTTGTAGGCGCGAATAATGCCGTTAACCATCATGATTGCACCGTTGACTACCGACTCGAATGCGCCGAGGATGCCGTTGATGATTGCGTTAACGCCAGTCTTAAACCAGTCAAACTTGTTGTATGCGACGACTAGCGCGGCGACCAGTAGCGCGACGCCTGCAGCGATCAGGGTAAATGGGTTCATGGCCATGGCAATGTTTGTGGCGACGATTGCAGCTGCGACTAGACCGATAGCGCCAGCGATAGCCAAGAATGCTTGTGGGTTGTCTTGAGCCCATGCGGCAAACTTGTTGAGCACAGGCAGGACGGCTTCAAGCACGGGCAACAGCGCTGCACCGATTGACTCTTTTGTTTCGCCAATGGAGTTCTTAAGGATTGCCATTTTCCCTGCAGCGGTTTCAGCGTTCTTTGCCGTAGCGCCGCCAAATGTTCCACCAAGCACGTCCATGATTTCGTTGAGGCTTGCGCCTTCTTTAATCATGGTTGACATTTCTGGGCTTAATGATCGGAGCGCCTTAAAGTTGCCCTGGTATGCCTTGGCAAGCGCATCAGCAACCGTGGCCGAATCTGTGCCGGTGGCTGTGCTGATGTCCATGACAAGGTTCATGTCGTTCATGGCAATGCCAACATCTTTGGTACCGCGAACAAGCGCTTCTAACGCTTTGCGATATTCGGTATCAGCAACACCAGACGCTCGACTCATAGCGCTGATCTGCTTCTCAACCTGAGCGGTCTGTGCAGCGCCAGCGCCCGTCACATTCTGCAAGGTGAGCGCAAGCGCGGCCTGCTCTTGCTGGTCTTCCATTGCAGCGCGTGTGGCATCGCCCAAGGCAACAGCCAAACCGCCGAGCGCGGCAGCTGCAGGAATCGCCGCCTTCTTAATCGCAAACTGTGCCTTCTCGCCGACGGTCTCAAGTTGCTGGAATTGCTTGACAGCCTTCTTTACCCCTGTGCCGTCAAACTCGCTAATGATCGGGATATTGATTGCCATTATGCAGTCTCTCTATTCGCTTCGCTCATGACGCGCTTCACCAACTGCTCCATTTCGGACATGACATCGTTTTGGCGTTGCTCGTACGCTTTCCACATTACTCGCGAACGACTGCCATAACGGGAAGTCAACGCGCGCCCAAGCGAGCCTGCCATTGACGTGTCAAACATGGTGCCAGTAGCGCCCTGCCATTGAATAACAAACGTGCCAACATTTGACTTGTTTCCGCCGTATTCCTTGATGTTTCGCGTGTTGATTTTGGCAGCAATCTTCTGTTTCATGCCTGGTATCCACGGCAACATTTTGAACCCTGATCGAGTACTCCAATTGCGGGCCATACCAGATAGCGGGACATTCGAGGGCACAAGTTTGTTAGCGTCGTCAATAACAGGCTGAACGATCTTCTTGTAATCTTTGGTGATTTCACGGCGCAAAGATTTGTCAATTTTGTTGAGCGTCTTCAAGGCTTCTTTCAGCCCGACGACCTCAATCTTTGCTGATACTTCCGCCACGTTATCTCCGTTTTTTGTTTGCCTCGTTAAGCACTTTAATGACCGTTATCAAGTCTCGTGAGTCAAACGCAATGTCGCTAGGCCACCAACCGACCGCGACCAGTACCTCTGCTAGTTGGCGGCGGTAGGTGCCGCGTCCGTAGGGTTTGGGTCTGTCTCGTCCAGTACCGGCAAGATGTCGATGTCAGGGTTTTTGCTTAGCCATTCGCGCCAGTTGTCACCGACTTGTTCGCCTTTAATCTTTAAGATTGTGTGCATCCAGCAGGCGTAATCCGAATACAACGGGTTTGCGGAAAGCTGTTGAACGTTGCGACGTTCAAGTCGTTCCCATTCCGTGACCACAAACAGGTTTGTGTAATAGAACTCTGGTGCGCTGTCGGGGGTGCGCTTTAACTGCAACTTGATCTTCATGTGTCTCCTATGTCGGCTTGGAGCCGTTGATTATGCGGTTGTATCTACGCTGTACACGCCACCCTGAAACTCAATTTCATAGGTGCTCAACTCGCCAAGCGACGTGTTTACAACTGGAATGCTGGCCAAGTAGGTGTCGGTCAAAATAAAGCCAGGGTTAGTTGCGCTGTCTGCTGCGCTGGTTGGGTTTACTTTGATTGTGCACTTTGTGCCTAGGAGTGGTGACAAAACCGCGTAGGACTCGCTGGCTGCATAACTGGCATAGACCGTCAAGGTCAATGAGTTGCTGAACAGGCCAGCAGTCATGGTGCGCGAAGTCTGACCGAATGCGGTGTCTTCGAGTGCTTCTGCAGTCACGGTCAATGTTGCCGCGCTCACCTGGTCGGTGATGTCAACAATGGAGCCGATTGCGGCGCCGACTTTAACGGTTGGATTCGAGAGGTAAGTTGATGCTGGCATGTTTGCTCCTTAAGTTCTGATCTGATAGTAGATGATTTATATTCGGTAGTAGTGGATTATGCGGTCTGGGCTTGGATAGCGCAATCAAGGTCATAACACGGATACAACGCGCCACCAATCTCAAGGCTTGACGGACGGCCAGCCATAACAATGATCGGCGAATTAAGCACACTTGCAACAATGCTCAAGATTGAGCGGAGCACCGGCAGACCTGCAGGACCAGAGCCAATGACCTTAATCGGGAACTCAAGGCGCACAATGTTGCCGTTGCCAGCAAACGTGGTGAAGTTCGGCGCGTCTAAATAGACCGAGTTAGGGACAAGTTTGGTTGCATCATTTATTACACGGAGCCCAGATACAGCGGTTAGCGTCGCGGTGACGTCATCAATCGCTTCGTTGAACAGGTCGGTGTACGACATTAGGCAACCGCTGGACGTGGGATGCCAAGCAGCTGCTTGACGATCGGGGTAAGGCTTTGCTGTGGTGCCGAGCCCATGCCGTCAAACGTGGCGTACGTTGCCTCTATTGAGCCCCTAGAGCGCCATAGAGCGGCGCAATACATCAGGGTGCCCAATGTGACGTCACCGCCTGGTGAGGTCGTTAGGGAGTCGATATACGAGGACTCCTGCCTTCTGCGATAACAAAACTGGTTGCCAGCCGATACCGACTGCGTAAGCAATGTGTAATCGTCTGACGGGTTGGCAATGGTGATGCCAAGGTAAGACATGACTTGCGCGGCCGTCACCCATGTGCAAACAGGATCATAGGCAACGGTGCCAGACGCGGCGACACGCTCAACATCGCTTGCGGTCTTGGCGTAGAGCACCTGATCGGCGATTGGCACCTGATAGTCGTAAAGCAGATCGCCTTCGGTATCAATGCCAATAAACAAATACTGTGGCAATGCGCGCACGGTGTATGTGCCGTTGAATGTTGCGTCAACTCCAGCGACCGTGATTGAACTGCCGACTGCAATCTCGCTGGGGGTCAAGAGTTGCAGTACGGCAAAGTTGTCAATCAGGTACTTGTTAGTAACTGTGTAAGTAGCCATGGCGGTTAAGCCGCCTTTCTACTAAGCCTGGGTGATCTTGCGGATCATGCCACCGATTGCAGCAAAGGTGCTGACGTATCCGTGGAATGACATTGTGCGACCAAGGGTTGCAGGTACTTCAACGCTCATCAAGCCACGGATTGATTCGTAGAACTCGAATGCGTCGCCTGAACCTTGACCTACGCGGGTGATGATCATGGTCTTGGCTGCGAAGTTGCTGTCAACTACTAATTGCAGACCGAGCGGGTTGCCGTTCCATGATGTTGCGTTTCCACCACCGAGTGCGTTCTGACCGGTGAGGCCTGCGCCGATGAATGGGAATACTGGACGGCCAGTTGTGTCTGCGAGCTGTCCAAGTTGTCCCCATACGTCTGGGCTGACGAACATGTGGGTTGGTGTGAAGTTGCGACCATTGCTGATGTCAACTGCGGAGTCGTAAACCGACTTGAGCAAGTCTGCAACGGTCAAGTCCCATACGCCAGACGATGTTGCTGCGGTAAGCAAGTTGTCTGCTGCGAAGTTGTCTGATGCAATCATGTATTCGCCCATGAGGTCGTTCAAAATCAACTGCATTGCTGCAGGTGAGGTGAAGTCAATGTCCTGTACAGACAGGGTTACTTGACCGGCAAGCGTGGTCTTGCTGATTGAGTTTGAAGCAATGACCATGGTTGTTGCAGATGCAGCTGACAATTCGCTCGACTGCGTACCAACGCTGGTGTGCGTGGTAATCGTTGGACGGATGAACGTCTTTGATGCACCACCGTCTGGATAAGCGCGTGCGCCCAATGCTTCGACTACTGGACGAATGAAATTGAGGTCTTGAACCAATGGCCCAAGAACTGGAACTGGCAAAAGACCAGGTGTATCGGTGGTAAGCACGTCACCTGCAGCTGCCTGCAATGCGGTCTTCTTTGATGCTGTGTATTCAGCAACAGCCTTGTTGATGTTTGAGAACGTGTCGCCACCGATGTGGTAAGCGGCCATGTATTCGCCAGCGCTTGGCAATACAAACTCTTTTTTAGCCTGTGCAAAAATTGGCGCGGTTGGGATTGTTGCCTCAACTGCTGGTGCGGTTACTTCTGACATGGGTTCTATCTCCTGTTCTGGGACTACTTCTTCATTTAACACTACTTGTTCTGGCTCTTGGTGGATACTCGCTGCGACGCTGGCAATGTTGGCCATGTCACCAAACGCGCCGATCGGAACGAGTGACAACTCTGTCCAATCCGCTGCTTCGATAATCATGGTTCCTGCTTCGTCGTATGAGAACTTGGTTGGATTTACGCCAACAGAAACTTGGTCAATTGTGCCGTCGCTGGCCATGACTAAAGCGTCGTTTCCGAGGCTGGTTGCGCTGATCTTGGCGCTAAACATCATTCCCTGTTCGGTGTCCACGCGCTCTGTAACAACACCGACTGGCATGCTTGCGTCGTGGTACATAAACAGACGGGGTGCTTTGCCCTCGACTGGCAATGAACCTGGACGGAAGATCACAGCCGTGCCGTCCGAAACTGTTGCCGGCACGTTGTAGGGAACTGCGGTTCCGCTGATTGTGCGTCGTGGCGCGTCGCCTTTAGCGGCGTCAAGCGTGAACTCTCCTGCAATAAGTTTGATCATCGTGATAACTCCTCTTGTGTGTTTTCTCTAACAATTACTTCTTCATCGTCTGCTCGGTCGGCCATAAAGTTTTCTTCTAGGTATTCGTCAGCATCAAACTCAACATATGTACCGCGCGGAAGCACGTTGTCCATTGACAATGCGCCAGCAATTGCGTCTGCATAAAGTTTCACACCGAACAAATACAAATCTGCACGCGCCTGCTGTGATGACTGATATGAGTATGCGCCAGTTGCCACGCCCACCAAATATGGGGGAACATTCGCTAAGCGTGACATTTCAAGCGCCTGATATTGCGACGCCTCAATTAAAAGCATCTTGTCAGGTGTGCTGTTTGTTTCCGTGTATGTCAAATACTCGTTAAGCGCAGCAGTCTGATTAGTTGCACGCGCCGCATTAAATGCGCTAGCCAAATCAGCCAACTCTTGTGCGCTAAGCGGTTCGCCACCTGTTTGCTTAAGCACGCCAGCAGGGATGCTTGACGATGCGTTGCGATTACGCGCAGCTTCCAACTTGAGCGCGGTTTCAATTGCGCCTGGTGCCGAGTAGATCAAGCCTTGCGCTGGCGACAAGAATTGCACAAGGTTTGTTGGATCAATTTCTCCGCCTTGAAAATACACTTGCGACGACGGTGCAAACCACA